AACACAAAAAACACAAAAAAGGATAAATGTAAAGAAGTTAAAACAACTTAAAGAGATGTATTTAGCTGAAAAGACTAATAAAGAAATAGCTTCTACATTGCATATTGCATATAGAATGGTTCAATATCACACCAGCAAGATAAAGAAAGAACAAAATAAAGTTAAAGTAGGTAGGCCGAAGATAGAATTAGATTATGAAGAAATAGAGAAGTTTGCAGCTATGATGGCAACACACCAAGAGATTGCAACGTTTTATGGTATATCAACAAAGACACTTCAGAGAGATGAAAAATTTGGTCTGGTATATAAAAGGGGTCAACAAGATGGCAAGATGTCACTACGTAGAAAGCAATTTAATCTAGCCAACAAAAGCGCTGGAATGGCTATTTTTTTAGGTAAGAATTACTTAGATCAAAAAGATCAACAAATTATTGAATATACCAAAGAAGTAGATTTATCAGAATTAAGCGCAGCTCAAATTTTAAAGATTGCATTAGATGGAGAAGGATAAAAATGACAAATGAAGAAATATACGAGTTAATCCACGTTCGCATAAACAATAGCATACATGATTATAGGATCCGTAAGCCATTTGAATACCAATCTAACGAGCGAAGTATTGGTATAGAACTGGAATGCTTCAGTGTTTTATTTATAACTCGTGGTTGGAGCGGGGAATTAAGTGTTACAATTTCCTCTATACTGCCAGAAATACAGGCAATATTAAAAGACATAATTTGGAAAAATAGAGATCACAAAACAATCGTAACAACTAGGACAGAAAAAACCTATGTACCAGGCAAAAGTATAGAATATTATTTAGATGGAGAGGGATAAATGAATAAAGAAGAAATGAAAGAAATGCTAGTACTTGTAAAAGCAAAAAAAGAATTCTTAAAAATTGACCTACTAGGGGAATATTGTGGAAAAACATGCTGCAAAAACTGCATATTTTATGATGTATGTAATGAACTTATGTGGGAAACAAGAGGAATGCTTCAAAGAGCAGAGGATATTTTAGAAAGTCATATAAATGGAGGTACAAAATGACAGATTGCAGTTGGTTTGATGGAGAATATCTTTATTGTGGGTGTACATTAGAAGATAAAGATATGGAGCAAATACCTGTAGAAGCGGATAGCAAAATGAATTTGAGTGTAGAAGTAGGAGATAGTTTTATAGATGGAAATTTAATGAGGGTGGAGATAAAAGAGGAACACATAGAAAAAAACAAACTTAAGGTGGTATCAAATGAGTTAGAATATTGGATAACTAGATCATTTATACAATATTGGTTAGCAAGTGGGGTCTGGGTTAGAATTGTAAAACGAACTGATCAGTAAATCTTACAAGTTGAAAGAAAGCAGGAAAGTAATGAAATTAAATGTTGGAGATGTATTTGTTGATGTAAAAACAAAAAAAGAAATTCAAATAATAGCTGTAAATACAGGCATTGTAAAAATAAATCAAGACCTTATGGCCTATTGGATAACTAAAGAGGTACTTGCCGGTTGGCTAAAGAGAAAAATGTGGATACGAAAGGAAACAAAATGAATTTAGATGAAATGTTAAAAGACTTAGAAGAAAGAATTGCATTAATTAAGAAACCTTCAGCATTAAAAGAACTTTGTAATAATTACGATGAGCAATGTAAAGGATGTATATTCGATGAAGAATATATTTGTAAAGCATGGAGAAGAGATCCAGAACATTTAAATGACTTATTAAAAGCGAAACAAATTGTATTAGATCACATTAAAACACTTAAAACATTAAATGCAATGGAGGTAGAATTAACTCCAGAAGAAGCAACCGAATTAACTCCAGAAGAAGCTGGAGAATTTAGGAATATGCTCACTGGAATAGGTAAAGTAATAAGAAAGGATGCAAAATAATGGAAATAACAGATTTACTAAGAATACTAGATAATGATGAATTTTTATATACACGACCAAAATACAAGATGCACACTGAAGATGAGTATGATCGTTACGCGTTAATACAATTAAGAAATTATAATGTAAAAATCAAAAGGTATTTTAATAGATACATAAAGATTGAAAGTAATTCATTTGAGCCAAAGGTTAAAGATTTAATTAACAAGATAGTATTGGCCAACATGTACGATGCTACAACAGTTATAACTCCGGTTAAATATAACTTTTCAGCTAAAGACTTCATGGTCGAGAATGGCAAAGCAACAGTTATTGGAGGATTTAGTATGGAGGGATTATTAGACTATAGAAAAGAAGTAAAGAATATACTCAAACCAGTAAAGATAACAAAAAAAGTATTAAAAAATAAAGGCAAGCTACAAAAGGCTTAAATGATATACACCAACCGGGGAAACAAAAATTAATGAGCACAGATGCAGAAGATAAATATTTTGCCTTGCAACAAGCTACTAGAAGAAAGCTTATACTAGAGGGAAATTATCTTGCATATTTAAAATATACTCATTATGGCAAATATACAATTGCACCTCATAACAGGTTAATAGCTCATAAGTTAGAACAAGTAGAATTAGGAAACATTAAAAAGATAATGTTCTTTTTGCCGCCTAGGCATTCCAAATCAATGACTATAACGGAAACTTTCCCTTCATTTTACATGTTAAGAAATCAAGAGAGAAAAGTAGTAGAAATTTCCTATTCAGGAGACTTTGCCAAAGAATTTGGTAGAAGGAATAGAGAAAAGATTAGGCAATGTGGGCCATTATTCAATTGCCAGCTTGATCCATCACATTACACCTCAAATGATTTCACTTTCGATGGTCATAGAGGAGGAATGCTCTCGGCTGGTATAGATGGACAAATTACCGGTAAAGGTGCAGACTTATTACTTATTGATGATCCAATTAAGAACCATGCGGCCGCATACTTACCAACAAAGAGAGATAAGCTCTGGAATGAGTTTTGTGGTTCATTTCTAACTAGATTACAACCAGGTGCAGCAATTATCGTAGTTATGACAAGATGGCATTCTGATGATTTAGCTGGAAGGCTATTAGAAATAGACCCAGAGTTTGAAATAGTAAAACTAGCGGCAATATGTGAAGATAAAGATGATATTTTAAAAAGAAAAATAGGCGAACCGTTATGGCCTAAATATGGATTTGACTTAAAATTATTGAATAATAGAAAAAAGATAATGGGAGATAAGGCTTTTCAGTCGCTTTATCAACAAGATCCGGTATTAGATGGCGGGAACTTATTTAAAAATGAATGGTGGAAATTATATACAGAATCAAATGCACCACCTCCATCAAAAAGAAGATATGTACAAAGCTGGGACTTCTCGGTTAAAGATAAAATTAAACCAAAAGACAACCCAGACTATGTTGCTGGAGTAGTAGGATTTGTCTCAGGCCCAAATTTCTACATTGAAAAGGTATACCGTAAACAAATAGGATTTGTAGAGAGTTTAAGAATAACTAGGGAATATGCTAAAATGTATCCTAGAAGTAGAATCCTTATAGAAGATCGAGCAAATGGAAGTCCAATATTAGAAATAGTTAAAAAGGAAATACCTGGAGTTATTCCAGTAATCCCAAAAGATAGCAAAGAAGCGAGAGCAATTGCAGTAACTACTTATATAGAATCAGGAAACGTTTATTTATTAGATGATGCTCCCTGGTTAAGTGATTTCATTAAAGAGTTTACAAGATTTCCAGGTGGCTCAAATGATGATCAAGTAGATGCAACTACTCAATTATTAAATGATGTATTTAATAGAAACATTCCACAAATTCATATAATTAATATTTGACAAAACCTTTTTTAAATGGTATTTAAAGGTATATGGATATATTCAAAAGAAAACCTAAAACAATTACCAAAAGTTATGATGGCGACCCGCAACCATTCAATGTAATTCTAAAGAATGTACCTGCGGATACAATTTCAAACTATTATGACGCAATAGACAAATCAATGTATGTTCAATCTTGTTTAGATGCAAATGCTACTAAAATTAGTAATATAAAAGGTAATTTAGATTCAACATTAAAAAAATTCAATCCAATATATAGTTGGGGAGAAATTCTCTATTCAACGTATTGCTGGGGCAAATTAGCTGGCTATGCTTTATTTTATTTTGATGGAATGTATTTATGGCTGTTAGATTTATCGAAAGTAAGTTTCAACGAAGAAGATATAACTTATATTGAACCAAGTTTAAATGGAAATGAAAACGCTAGTAATGTTAAACATATAAGCTATTTTGAAGTTGCAGTTATAAGAAACAAATCTCCATTTCTTGGAGCAAAAGGATTCCCTACTTTAACAACTGCAGTATATCAAGAAATTAATTCACAATGGAAACAAAATGAAGCTGTAGCAAACTTCTATGAAAATGGAATGTTTTCCCAAGCATATGCGCATACCCCCAACCCTTTACTACCAGAAGAAATTGATTTACTCAAAGAACAAATTAAAACTTCATTACAAGGGCCTGCAAATGCGGGAAGTATCCCAGTATTCACAAATGGGATAGATATAAAAACACTTGCATTATCTCCAGATCAGTTTAAACAATTGGCTTCTGATAATGTTAGCTTACAGAAAATAGCAATGGTATTCAGAACACCTCCATTAGTTCTTGGTAGGGCTGAAAGTGGCTGGGGCGAGAAAGATGCAATTCTTGAATTTTGGGTAAATGGAACAATAGTACCTGAAGCAGAGAATATTGCTGAACAAATGACAGATCGAGTATTACCATTAATAAATGTAGCTGGAACATATAAATTTAATACTGAAGCAATGCCGGAAGTTCAAGCAGCAGCATTGAAGAAAGCCACAAAGGTTGTAGGTATTTATGATAGTGGATTAATTACTAAGAATGAAGGCCGAATACAAATTGGTTTAACGCCAATACCTGGGGAAGATGAATTTAAAGCTTCTAATGCTCAACCAATGTTATTGAATGGCAAACCAGATATAACGAAAGCAATATATAAATCAGTAAGAACTTCTAACAAAGATAGAATTGGACGCTTTGCAAAACGATTTAGAAAACCATGGAAATCATATATGGACGGTATGGAAAAAGATTTCATGGCTAAATTAAAGAAAGCAAAATCTCCTGAAGAAGCTTTAGTAATAGAATTTGATGGTAAATTTATAAAAATTGGTGAATCTATAGGATACGAATTTATTCCTGGAATGTATAGAGAATCAGCAGAAGCAACAATGGCCGCTTATCCAACACCTAGAAAATCATTACAAAAGAAAAATAGTGGAATAGCTTATTTTGATGAAGCTGATCCATTTGTTATGGATAAACTTGCAAACCAAGTAATAAAATTAAGCAGTAGAGTATATGGAAAATCTAAAGATATTATTGAAAGATTAATAAGAAACGTTGTAGCAGAATCTCGAAATGAGGGCCTTGGTATAGAAGAGATGATGAAGAAAATTACCAAAGCTTGTGAGGGTGAATTTAAAGGCTGGAAATCTTATAGATCAGAAAGAATAGCGAGAACAGTGTCAACAGAAGCAAATTCTCTCGGTTCATTGGAAGGAGCAAGACAAACGGGAATGAATATGAAAGCCTGGCTCCCTTCTGGTGCATTTAATCCAAGAGAAACTCATGCAGTTATGAGCCCAAATGAATTTATTCCATTAGATGCATTTTTTAATGTTGGTGGTGTTTCTATGTATGCGCCTGGAGATGGTCCCGCAGATGAAGTAATTAATTGTGGTTGTAGTATGTTATTCGATTGGATAGGAGCTTAATATGATTCAAAAACACTTTATAAAAACAGTAAATGTTACAAAATCAAATGGTAGTAATGTTTATACAATTTTAGCTTCTTCAAATCAAATTGATAGAGATAGAGAAGTTCTTTTGCCTTCTGGTTGGGATATAGCTAATTATTTGGTTCACCCAATTATAATGGCAGACCATAAAGAAAAGAGTTCTCTTTGTCAAGTTGGTAAAGCTTTAAGGACAGAAAAAGCTGAAGATGGGTTATATGTAGATGTAAGTTATTACCCTAACAAAGGAAATGCTCTTGCTACTTGGTGCGACTTTATAGCAAGCGAAGGAATGGCCGCTTATTCAGTTGGAGCTTTAGGCAAGAAATTTACTACTGATACAAAATCATTAGAATTTAAAGCCTATGAAGGCCAAAATGTTTACAGAATATTTACTGAACAGGAATTAGTTGAAGTTACTCATACGCCTGTTCCAAGCTTGGCAAGTGCTTTACAAATGGGAATGGATCAAGAAAAGACTTTATACACAGCAAAATCTATTTATCCATTAGAAGCAGATTGGTATGCATGGAATATTGGCGGACGTAAGGGAAATATCCCAACACTTGAAAAAATGGTTCAAGACGAGGTAAAAAAACAAATGAACTTAATTAAGAACCCTTCTAACAAGGAATTAAGCGATTATGAAGTACTTTGCCGAGGTTATGGACTAACTACAGAAAGAGGTAAATAAATGCCTGATAATCAAGCAACAGATGAAGCTAAAAGGTTTCAAGAATTAAAAATAAAGTTAAATGAAACATTAAAAAAAGAAGTTTACGAAGATGTGCAGAAGGATATTAATAAAGCTTTTGCAGCTCAAGACCTTCTGATTGAAGCATTAAATAAGAAAAATATATTAATGGCTTCTCAAATTTCTTTATCAAGATCAGCTAAACCTGATATTCACAAAGATCAGTGGCAAGATGTGATAAAATGCATAACAGACCCAAATTACATTTTAAAAGAAGAAATTAAAAAAACAATCATGACTACAAATGTAGGACACCAGATGGGTTATTTCATACCACAAAGAGAAATGACTGAATTTAAAACTTACTTATTTAACAATTCGTTTGTAAGAACAATGTCAAATGTAATTCCTACTGATCCAAAAAGTCCTGATGCTAAAGTAATATTTAACAAAATTGGACAAGCCGCAGATGGAACTTTATCTAAACCAACCTTTACTTATAAGGGGGAAGGGCACCCATTAACCGAGACAGATATTGCTGCAGCTCAACTTAAGCTAGAACCAAAAGGCTTAGGCTTAACAATGTTTGTACCAAATGAAACTATGCGAAATATCCCAGCAGTAGAAACTTATTTAAAAAATTCTATTAATATTGGTGCAGCTGATATTGAAAATGAGAAATTTATGAATGGTTCTGGTGGACTACAACCTACAGGAATTAAAAACACTGGCTGTATGAAAATGATTGAGAGGAATACTACTGGAGCTATTAAACGAGAAGATATTGTAAACATGCAAGAAAAAATGTTAGGTAGAGAAGAAGCCAGATATGTTTGGTTGCTTTCTAAAACCTCACAGAAATATATTGTTGAATTAAAAGATGCCACTGGAAGAAATTTATTATACGATCCAAAAGCAAAAACATTAAATGGTCAAAGAGTTATTTGGACTCCTGAAGCTTCTGTATATGGAGATAAACATGATTTAATGCTTTTAAATTTTGACTGGTATTCAATTCTTGATGGTCAGAAACTTTTAATAACACTTTCAACAGATTATCGTTTTATAGATGATCAAACTGCAATAAAAGCTACCATGAGCCATGATGGTGATTGCTGGTTAGATTTACCTATTACACAAAAAGATACCTCAACCGTATCACCATTTATTAGTTTAGCATTATAAGAAGGGAGTAAACAATGATTAATGAAATAGTAGATAATAACCAATTGTTAATGGGCATTCCTAATCAAGTAATTGGGAATACAAATGTTACTGGGCCTTATTATCTTGCAGGGAAAGAAAATTGCTGGATATTACAAGGTGGAACCATTTTAACTGGAAAAACTGTTAAACTTGATATTCTTCAAGCTACTGATGCAGAGGGGACGGGGGCAAAGGCAATTACTGATATAGACAAAACGACAACTGCAAGCAAAACCTTAACAGGTGGAGCCGGGGCCGTTGAAATGGGTATTTTCGTTACAACTCCAACTGCTGGAGGTACAGTTATTCTTAATGGTCACACTTACACAGCCGCAGTTGCAACCGATACCGCTGCAAGTGAATTTTTAAACAATGCAGGATTAATTGCTTGTATTAATGTTCAACAGGCCACAAGTTTAATTGCTTCCGCAATTGATGGAACTCATACAAAAGTTGCTTTAAAATATCCTGAAAAAGGTGGAACAATTACCGATACAGGGGCCCCAGAAGCTTCTCATTTAGTAAGCCAAACAACTCATGCACAGTTAATAATTGAGGTTGCTCCAGATGCACTCGATGAAGCAAATGAATTTAGATGGTTTGCTGCAAAAGTAACTACTGATGATGGTGCAACAGATAATGCTTGTTCAGTTAGTTATGGAAAAGATGCAGCTCACAGACCAAATAATGGAAATAATGCTTATGTGCTAAGGATTCATTAAGATGAAAACTTTTAAAATTAAAACCTTACAAGTTATTGGAGTTAAACCTGTTGGAGCTCAATTTGTTAAACTTAGGCCAGTTGGATTTGTTTGTAAAATTGATGAAATTGAATATCAACGTATAGCAATGTTTGTTGAAGTTATTCCTGAAGATGTTCCAAAAACTAAAATAAAAACCAAGACTAAAGAAAAGACTAAATAAATGATAATAGCACTTTCAGACTTAAAATCATATATTGGAGTAGATACAAGAGATACTGTTAATGATGCAAAATATACTCAATCGATTGAATGGGCTGAAAGTGTTCTTTATCTATATAGGCACATTGGAGAAAGATCAACTGTTACAGATGAAAAACATGACTGTACAAAGTTACTTATTCCCGATGTAATTCCAATTGTTTCTGTTACAAGCTTATATGCTGATGATTTACTGTTGGTTGAAGATGAAGATTATTTTGTCTACATAAACCGTATTAAATTACCTAATTTGACAAGCACAAAGAAAAAGGGATTAAAATTAACTTATGTTGCAGGAATTATTTCAACAGATACTGAAGTTAAATTATTGAGTTATTATACTGCTGGTAAAACAGCAATAATGAAATTGGCTGCTTATGATTGCCAATATAATTCTACAGTTAATGGCGGTAAGAATTTAGAATTTTATAAAATTATCAATGAGATAATTATCCAAACGCCTGGAATAGTATTAATATGATTCTTATAGGAATTAAAGAATTACAAAAAACTATTGACCAAATGAAAAAGAAAACCTTGGTACAAACCAAAATGGCTTGCAATATGCTTGGCCATGCTGGGGTAAATCGTACAAAAAAACTTTGTCCAAGAGGGATTGGCAAGGGTGGCGGCTTAATGGGTTCTTACCGTTATACTTTAGATATTAATGGATATGATTACACTTTAATTATTGGAACAAATCAAGCTTATGCTCCCGATGTAGAATATGGAACGGAACCACACAAAATGGAAGCAGAAGAATTATTCTTATGGTGTAAACGAAAACTTGGTATTGCTGATGAAGATGTTGCTAAAAGTGTTGCATATGCAATTACTTACAAGATTGCAAGATATGGAACAAAAGCCCAACCTCATTTAAGGCCTGGGGTTGCTAACGCTTTAGCACTTGATTGGCCAGTGATTCTTGAAAGAATTAAAAATGTTTAATAAGCAATTAGTAAAAAGATTACAGACTAATATTTATGATTGGGGCTATAATGTATTTGAAGATGATAGGCCATTACAAGGCGCATTATCGGTAATATTAAAAATTAATAGTGTATCTGATACAAATATATTAAGTGGTGATAGAAGAATGTTTGATGGCTTTCAAATGACTTATGATATTCATATATTATCTAAGAATAGTACTAGTGAATATGAACAGCAAATTTGGGACTTGTTGAACACTTGGAAATGCAAGCCACAAGATTATAACCATTTTCATAAAGTAGATGGGAATGTTCAGCACTCAATAGAAACTTATACATGGATAGCCTCGAAATGGAGAGTAAACAATGACACAGAACAATTATAATAATATTGTAAAACCAAAAGATTCTGATATTGTTAAAACAGTAAAAGCTAAAAAGCCTGATAAAATAAACAGGCTTGAGATTAGTATTAATTCTAGTAATGTAAAATTAAATGGAGTAGCTATAAGTGCCAACAGACCAACTTACAAGCAAGGTGGAGAAATTTGGATTCCCTTATCTACTTTAAAAATGTTATTACCAATTAGTGGTAGTGAAGAAAAAATAGTACTGGAGGTAAAGAATGGCTAATATAGCAACGCAAGCTATTGGAAGAGTTGGAGCTTCATTAATCCATACACTTTGTTCAATTACAGGAGATGTAATTACTGGTTTTGATACTAGTGGAGCATTAATATTTGATAATGTATCGGTCGGTTCTATTACGGTTACAATTACCGCTTTAGGGCAAGACAAATATGGAGAAACTACATTACACAATAGAGATGTAATTGTTCCAGCTGGTGAAATGATGGCAATCGGTGGAACCTTCTTTAGTAAGAATTTCGGTAGTGTAGTTGGAGCGGTTACCCTTGCATATACAGATGTTACAACTTTTTACGTTATACCTATAAAAGTTTCATTTTAAGGAGGTAAAATATGTTAAATGATAGAATAACAATGAGCGGGATTAATCAAGCAGCTATGACAATTGGGGCAGTTTATCATGCTGTGACAGGAGTCAAAGATTTCTCATTTGTACCGGAAATAATTAATTCGCCTTTGACCGGCGATGGTGGAATCCATTACGGCCATATGGCAAAGCCAAGTGGTTTAACTAATTTTGATACAATAACTTCTTTAATTCCTTTAACAACTCTTGCTGCAATGTTGGGAATTACTGCTGTAGATTCAGGAGCAACACCAAACCAAATAAGAAAATATACTTTGCTCGCTGGAAAGTGTTTAGAAGAGTTTAAATTTGAATGTAAAGGTGATTGTATGGGTAATGTGTCTGGCATAGGAACTGGAACAGAGCCAGGAGATGTCCACATTGTTTTTCCTAGTTGTAAGGCAACAGGAATAACAATTGCAATACCTGAAAAAGATTATGCATTACTAACTTTTAACATGGTTGGATATGCCGACATTACTACAAAAGCATTTATGGAAATTGTACTTAATGAAACAGAAACTGCGATTGTATAATGCCTAGTAATATTGCTCGATTTAAACAAAGTTCTTTGAAATATATTAGTTTCAAGTTTGTGAATGATGGAGCGGCTCTGGAGTTTAAAATTCCAGAGCCCTCTTATATCGACGTACAAAGAGTAATTGCTAAGCTTGAAAAAAGATACCATATATCATCCATGGCTCAAAAGGTTGCTAAAAAATTAAAGAATAAAGAAGATCCAACACAGACGGAAAAAGATTTAATGAAATCTTATGATATTGATATTATGGCAGAAGTAGTTGCATTATTTGAAGATGTATTTCCTGATGATTCAGGTGGCAAATTAACTTTAGATGATTTAAGTAAAGATCAAGTATTGGAGGTATTCGCAGCTGCGAGATCCTTTTTTCTCCGGTTGTACAATACCGAAGAACCATATGAGAAAGCTCCAACAGATAATTTTCAAGAGGTTCGGGACACCACCGATAAACAAGCCAATATCGGACCTAACCTGGAGCGAGTATCTTTACAACCAGAAAGTAATATTTTATGATGAAACTAAAGAATGGATAGCAGAAACAATAGCAGAAGATAGGAGACAAAAACTTGAGCACTAGAGGAACCGAGATAAGTAAATTACTTATCAAGATAACTGCTGATAATACAAAAGCTTTAGCAAAAATGACAGAAACAGAAAAGAAAGCTGTTAAAACTGCTAATGCAATAAAAATGATGCGAAATACTCTAGTTTATGGTAGTATTGCCATGATTACAGCTCTTACTTATGCAGCAAAAAAAGGCACTGAAGAATGGATGATCCAAGAAGATGCAATGAGACAAGTTTCAAATAGAATTGAAATGACTGGAGGAGCTGCAGGAATAGCGGCCCAAGAAGTTTTTGATTTAGCAGATTCAATGGAAAGAGTTACAACTTATGGAGCTGATGTAGTTTTACAAGGACAAGCAATGCTCTTAACCTTCACAAATATTGGTGAAGATGTATTTCCTAGAGCTACAGAAACTATGTTAGATATGGCAACAGTTTTTAAGGTTGATGCAAAAAATTCAGCAATACAATTAGGAAAAGCTTTGAATGATCCAATTCTAGGAATTACTGCATTAACAAGAGTTGGTGTAATGTTCACAGAAGAACAAAAAGCACAAATCAAAGCCATGATGGATGTAAATGATATTGCTGGAGCTCAAACAATTATATTAGATGAACTTGCAAAAGAAACTGGAGGAGCTGCTGCCGCCGCTGCAGATACACTTTCTGGTAAAATGAAACAATTGGGAAATCTTATGGGAGGGGCATTTGAAAGTTATGGGCGAGGAATGAAAGGTTCCTTGATGAATGCCCTTGATTATTTAACAAATGTATTTGTGCCAGTGTTTGAAGATATGATGGAAAGCACTGGATATACTATGGGAACTATGGTTGATGATGTTGTTAACGGTATGAGAGGCCTGACTTCTGAAACTGACAAAGAACTTACTGAACAAGAAAAATTACATTATGGTTTTGGTTATGCATTATATGTAGTTTGGAATGGTTTGGTTAATGTAGTAACTATAGTAGGAAATACTATTCTCGGAGCGGTAACCTTAATAGTTGGTGGAGTAATGGCTATTACTGAAGGCGCAGTTAATGCAGTTAAATGGGTAATGAATATGATTACTCCTGTATTAGCATTTTTAAATTTACCAATGGAAGATCATTTAAGGGCAGTTGTAAAAATAAGTGAAACTTCTAGAAATTTAAGAAACACATTAGATAATACTAATATTATAATGCCTTGGGATAACCTTAAACCAATAGTTAGTTATGGTGAATATGTTGCAGATGTTACTACGGGATTAGATATATTTGATGACACTGTAGCCAAAACTAGGCCAGAGTTAAAGGGATTAGGGGAAGGACTTGGAGAAGCTGGAAAAGCCGCAGAAGCTGCCAAAAAACAATTTGAAGATAATATTGGAGTATTAGAAGAACTTGGAAGAGCAATAAGAGAATCTCTTATAAATAATATTGAAGATGCTTATGAAGCAAGGGAATCTTTAATGGAGAATTATTCTCGTACATTAGAACAATCTAAAAACCAACAAATAAATGATGAAACTTTTATTCACAATGTTAAAAAAATGAATGCAGAAGATGAATATGAAACAAAACAATTATCTTTAGAAAATCAACAAACTGCATTAGAACATTCTAAAAATGTAGCACTAGAAGCAATAGATGAAGAACAGAATGCTTTTAATGATTATATTGATACACAATTAATAAGAATAGCAGAGCTTGAAACTAATAGAATGAGTATGATCGATAATACTTTAAACGAAGAAACTTCAGCGTATAATACTCAAATTGATAGAATTGAAACTTTAATAGGTTTAGAAAATTCAAGATATAAAGATGAACAAAGAACAAAAAATTTAACTAACCTTCGAGATCAAATTAGTTTAGAAGATGATTTATATAGAAAACAAATTTTAATTAATCGTTATAACCAAACAGCTGAAAACTATAAAAGACAAGATAGAATTTCAACTTTAAATGAAGAAAAAGAAGGTTATAAAGAATTAATAAATACAGCGAAAGTAGCTGCAAATGATGAAAAAGATATTTGGTCTACAACTTTTGAAGAAATGAAAAAAGGCCAAACAGATCAAATTCCTGTTATGGATACCGGATTTGATAAACGAACAGAAGATATTTTAAAAAACTTTAATTATGATTCTAATGAATTAGGTACAAAACAAAGTGATTTAGATAAAACTTTCCAAGACTCTTCGGAAGAACTTGAAAATACCTTTATAAATAGACTTGCAGTAATTGAAGGCGGGTATAAAACCGCAATTGTATTACTAGAAGCAGAGCTTGAAACTTATAGAGTTAATAGAGATGAATTACTTAATGATACAAGCATAAATGAAATGGTTGTAAACTTATTTACTTCTGGAGATGTTGTAAGATATATTAATGAAAATATTCCAGATATTTATAAAGCCGCCAAAGGGATAGGCGAAAAAGTTGTTCTTGGAGTTGGTGATGGTTTAGAGGGTAAAGCATTAGAAAAATCTATTAATGCATTTACTCAAAGTATTATAGACCAAACAGAAGAAGGATTAGATATTCATTCGCCTTCTGGTGAAGGAATAAGAATAGGTGGTTCTTATGGTGAAGGAGTTGTTATTGGAATGTATGATTCAATACCAGATATTCTTTCAGCAGGTTCTACAATGTCAGATGCAATGTTAAATTCAATGGCTGGAGTTAAAGTTGGAGGAATGGCTAATGCAGCAAATGCAATGGGCAATGGTATAAATTTTGGTTCTGAACATGCAGGCCAAACAATGTCAGGTGGTTTTATGTCAACTAGACCATCTTGGGATGTTTCAGCTGGTCTAACTTCTTCAGGTGAAGAATATACAATAACAGATATGATTTCAATGGATCCAAATTTAAGAAATTCTGGAGCAAATGCAAGAACTACTGCAGCAATGTTACAAGGAGAAATTGCACCCAACCAAGCCGTAAGAGATTATCAAACCTCTCAAGAAAGTATTTATGGTCAACAAAGCGGCGCGCAAGTAACAAATAATATTTATACTCAAAATGTAGATCAACAAACAATGAATGATATTTCTAACGATACACAAACACATATTGCAATGGATGCAGGTTTATAATGATTTATGGAGTAAAATTTACAAATGCAAATGGAGTAAGCTATGCTTTTGATTCCGGTGACATGTATATTCATTCAGTTACAGGATTAAATGCAAAAGTAATTACAAATTATGTAAAGTCTCCAAATCAAATAGGAGATTATTACGTTGGTAAAACAATTGGAAGAAGAACAATTGGAATTAATTACACTTTAATGAAATACTCGCAACCTGATTTTTTAGTTGAAAAAGCTTTGATTGATTCTGTTTTTAATCCTTCTTTGTCAAATACTGACCCTGATGATGATGGAGTAGGGGTATTAGAGTTTTATATTAATTCCGTGAAGTATTCTATAAATGGTAGATGCACTTCACCAACCTACGCGGAAACACCCCCAGGCAAGGGAGAAATGGACGTTAAAGGAACTATTAATATTGAATGCCCTTATCCTTATTTTAAAGTAGGAGATTTAATTACAGTTGATATGGACTATGTAACAGGCGGTTTGACTTTACCTTTTACACTCCCTTTTACATTGGGTACAAGAAATCCAACTTATAATATTACGATAAATGGTACTGTCCCAAGCCCTTTTATTTTTGAAGTTTCAGGAATAACAAATCCTAAATTGTCAAATCAGGACATGAAAAGTCTTGGAGTAACAAAAGTCATTGGAACAACTGAAACTATGGAAATTGATACTACATTTGGAGTTAGATCAGTTGAAATTGATGGAGTGAACTCTTTCCAGTATTTAACAACAGATTCAGAATTTTTCTATTTATATCCGGGTTTAAACACCTTAACTTATGTTGATTCTGGTACAATTGTTGGTGCTTCAGCACAAATAAAATATTATAACTGGGTGGCCGGAATATGATCTTTTTATACGATAGCTCCCTAAACAGGATAAGAGGCTTGGATATTTACCAAAACTTAACTTGGGTTAGGAATTGGCAAAAAGAAGATACTTTTACACTTACAATAAATAGACAATCTCCGCATGCTTTAGAGATAGATACTGGCATGTTTATATCTTATGGATCATATCTAGGCTATATAAGGACAATACAAGGATCAGAAACACTACCCGGAGCAGATAACCTAATTGTAAAAGGTGTGGAATACAACCTATTTAACGATAGATTGATTCAAGACGGCACAGATGCAGGTACTGGCTTTGATTCTCAAACGGGAAACGCAGAAAACGTAATTAAGCACTATTTAAACGCTAATTTAGTTGCTGGTAGGCAAATACCCAATTTAACAATAGAAACGGCTGATTCGAGAGGTTCTGTTGTTACATATGACGGCAGGTTCCAATATTTATCAGATATGATTTATACAGTATGTCAAGCAGCTGATATTGGATGGAAAATTGCTTTTGATGGATCTTCTTCTACGTTCGTAATTATTGAAGGAGATGACAGAACTTCTTCTCAATCTTTGAATCCACCTTGTATCTTTTCAGTTGAAAACGGTACTGCGACAAGAAGAAATTATGTAAAAAGCAATGTTAACTCCAAATCCACTGCATACGTTCTTGGTGCTGGAGCTGCAGCTGCAAGAGCTCAAACAATTGTAGGTGGGGGCAATACGGGTTTAGACAGAAGAGAAATTTATTCAAGCATGGAAAATACAACCGATGCAACAGAAACAGGGAATAATCTTTTGGCTCGATTGCCTTTGACGGATCAGAACACATTTGTAATTAGCGAGACTTCTTCGCTTGTTTACAATCGTGATTGGTTTCTTGGTGACAAATGCACAGCAATAGCAGATGGAGAAACTTTTGATTTTAGAGTGAAAACTATTACCGAAATAATCACAGCAGCAAAAAAAGAAATAATGCTTTCTTTAGGTGCTACTGATGCGATAAATATTACTAATATTACGAAAATACAGACCGCACAGGAGGTATTCTAATGGCTGAAAAGAGTATGTTTTGGGATGCCGTAGCAGGTGCACCGAGCTATGATGATGCCAAATTATCAGAGTTTTTCCGGGATATTGTGAGAGATGGATATGTTTACAAAACTGGAGATGAATATGACGTTTCAGCAACAAGCCCTGTAACGATGACAGTAGACGTGGCTCTTGGAACCGGTTTTGTGCAGGGTTATTGGCACTCGCTTTCAGTTGCTACAAATTTAGCAATTACTGCTGCAGATGGAGCAAATCCACGAATTGACAGAGTAGTACTTGAGGCTGATATTGTGAGTGCAGAAGTAACTGTAAAAGTTATTGATGGAGTTGCAGCTGCAATTCCTTCTGCTCCAGCTCTTACTCAAACAGCTGCAAAATGGCAATTGTCTCTGGCTCAAATATTAGTTGATACAGCAGTTGTTTCAATTACAGATGCTGATATTACGGCTGAAAAAAATGACGATGATTTATGTGGTTATTCGATTGCACCTTCCCAAGCAACTCCAAAAAGCGTATTTGACGACTATATTTACCATTTAAATGGTGCAGATGTAGGAACTACAATAAATCATGGTAGCTATGCCGGTTCGGTGTCAAGCCCAACAAAAATATATTTAATTGGTGGGGCAACAGATTTAGACCAAGTATCAATATTTACACCTTCTGTTAGTGCAGCAAATGGAGCTTGGGCAAGTGGAACCAACATGACAACTCCAAGAAGTAGTGCCGCTGCTTGTTTTTATGACGACGGAACTCAAGAAAGAATTTTTGTGATTGGTGGTAATTCTGGTGGAGCATTAACAACTGTGGAAAGGTATAACATTACAGATGATAACTGGACAGCAAGAACGGCAATGACAAACGCAAGGTATAATTTAGGAGCTGCAGAATTAGGTGGTTATATTTATTGTCCTGGTGGTTTAAACAGCAACAAAATGGAAGTTTACAACATATCCGGAAATAGTTGGGCAGTAAAAACAAATTTACCAACAACTCCTAACGCAAACCCAGCGTATAATACTGTTTGCGTTGGTGCAGGTGATTTAATGTACATTGCTTTTTATAACACCTTAGGGGCTTCAGTTTTTTACTCTTATAAGCTTTCCACAGATGCTTACACTGCATTAGCAGCTCCGGCTTTAAATGTAAATTCATTATTTAATATTGATGGGTTTATTTATGGGCTTCAAGCGAATGTTATCTATAGGTACAATATAACAGAAGATGCTTGGGAAACAGTAACCGCGGCATCTGGGTTAGGAATAAGCAATATAATTCGAGCTTGTATCTACAAAAATACATTTTTTAAATCAGTGTCAACGACTGCAGCAACTGGTTGGTATACAGTTATTCGAGACCTTTCAATCACAGCAAACAAAAGTGGTATTGCAGGATTTATTGATAGGAATGATATAAAATATAAAGTTTTTAATACTGTTTCTTTAGCTGGTGGTGATTCCATAGCCGTTAAAGTGAGTCAAGGGTTGAAAATGTATGTAAATGATACCACCGCAACGGCAACGGCAGATATTGAGATTCTATTATGAGTGCAGTCGATACTGGAGAACAAGGAAATAAATCTGTTTTAATTACTAACACAACAATTAAAGCAAACTTAATTAATGATATTACACATATTTATAATTGTTTAATGAATGAAGTTCCAGGAGTTGGGATTGTAGATTTTTCTTTCAATGATTTAACTCCAGTATTAGTTGCTAATTTTATTGTAGGCTCAAGTAGGGTCTATGTCGATGGTGTAAGACAGTTATTTTCAACTTATACAGAATTTCCAGGAACTGGGCATATTGTTTTTACAGCAGCCCCAGCTGGAGGAACTACCGTAACTGCCGATTTTGATCAGTCAACAACTTTTGATTGGTCTGACTTAACAGCATAAAGGAGTATTACGAATGGCTAATATTAAAAGAGTTCGTTACGTAAATCCAGAAACAGGTTTGTCTTGTTATTTTACTGGTGTATTTAGACCAGAAGATCCGAACAAAGATTTACAATATTTTGATGATACAGATGGAGCGTGGAGAAGTACTCCAGTTTCTCCATACCCAGACCTTACAGAAAGTACAATCGTAAAAGGTCTATATTATAAAAATGAAAGTCGAAAAAAATGGGCAAACGGCTTTTATGAATTTACATTTTATTCAAAACTTGGAGCAGTGAAAGCTCCAACAACTGATGATATTATGTCAACTAACACCACAAGAATTAAAATCCAAAACGATACAATTTATGGAGTTGCCGCTACAGATGCCTCAAGGAAAATTATAAATGATGCCGCTAATTCAATTATAGCCGCCTTAGGTGTAACAATTGGAGCAGATTATGAAGGTGTTGCAACTAGTGGAAGTAATACAACAATTGTAGAAGCTCTTGCAATGTGGAATGTAAACATTTGGGCTTCTGTTGGAGATTTAGAAAATTTATGTGTGGTTGAAAGATTGGCTACTGGAAAAAGATATGGTTCAAAAATTGTTTCCAATACAAATACAACATTAACTGTAGATGCTTTAGCAAGTGGTTATTTAGTAGTTGCTGGAGATAAGTTCTACATAAAGAGAAATTCAAATGCCGTTGATATTAAGTCAGTTGGTGGAACAGTCCAGACTGGTGGAGATTGGACAGCATTACTAACTGGGATAGATGCCGATACGGGAAATATTGTGACAAACACAGGTATTATAGCAGGAGATACTACAAGCATTGATGGTAAACTAACTGATACAAATACCAAATTAGATACAGTTAACACCAATTTAGGTACAATTGAAACAGATATTGAAGCTATAAATACCGATACTAGTGCAATTTTATTAGACACTGCAAACATGGATACAAATTTAAATACTATGACAGCAGACTTGGCAACAGTGAAAACAGATGTAGCCATAATAAAGGACAATACGGATGAGATTGAAACTAAACTAGACACAGTCAACGTAAATCTTGGGACAATAGAAACAGACATAGAAGCAGTAAATTCAGACACAACCAGTATGGATGGTAAGCTCACAACAGTTAACGCAAATTTGGGGACAATAGAAGATGATGTTGAATTGTTGGTAGGGGACACTGTAACAAACTATGCGGTTACTTTAACAGATTCAGACACTCAATATTCTCAAGTAATTCCAAACGGTGCGAAACACGTTTATGTAAATATTAGAGATGGAGTGTCAACAGATCATTTTAGGATTGCATGGGTAACAGGAAAAGTAGCCGCACCAACAGACCCATACACAAAAGCTGACGGGAATGCTTATTATCAAACCCCGAATAATATAGTTTTGAACTTGCAATCAAAAACGCTTTACCTAGCTGGTTCTGCGGATGGAATGGTTGCACAAATCGAGGTGATAGGATGATTGGAATAGCTAGACAAGAATTTACTGATCCAGTTTATGGGATTAAGTGGGAC